TTGGAGTGGCGGGAATAAGCGTTGTTGAAGTGTTCGTACATAGTAAACTTGGTTTATGAGTTGTCAACCTTTGCGAACCCGGTCGGCATCCTCTCTCGCTTTCTTGGCCTTGTCCTCGGCGCTGACCTCGGCAGGTTTCTGGGAACCGTCACCACGATAGGGAGCGGCACCTTCGCCGATATACGCCTTCAACTTAGCTTCGTAGGCGGTTTTCACTGCCGTCAGCAGGGACTCGGAAGTGGACTCGTCGTTGATTTCAACGCCAGCCACAACGTCGTTCCAGATGGGCACGTTGGATACCTTGAGTTCGTTGGCCTTTCCCTTCACGGACTCACGCAGGGCGTTGTACTTGCCCTGTTTAATCTGCGAATCGAAATTGGCCTTCATCTCGTTGAAAGCGGTTTTCTGGCTTTCGAGTTCGGCCTTAAGCTGGGCCACTTCCTCGTTACCAGCACCACCACCTTGCTCGGGATGCTTTGCCTTGTAATCCGCAAGGGCGGTCTCAGCGGCTTCTTTTGCGCGTTTGATGCCGTCGATTTCGCCCTGGATTGACGTGGCAAGGAGCTTAACATCGTCCCTCTTGACAGCAGTTACAATGTCCTCCTCCTTTTCGACAGAACCCTCCAGATATGAAGCGATCCGGTCAAGAGACTTGTCGCTTAACCCCAGTGTAGCGTACTCGGTTTTAAGCGCATCAAAGATTTTTTTCTTCATAGTTGATAAAGAGCTAAAGTATTGAGTATAAAAGAATTGAGCTGCACTCGCGGTTGTAGTAACCGTGAATACAGCTCAAAGGCTTTTTCGCACTTGAGTATGTCAAGGAGAGACCCGAATCTGAATGTATTTATGGCATCGGCGACATTTCACCACCATTACCGAAATACCAGTCAGAGATACCACATTAACCAATTTTTGTTCGCAGAACGGGCACTCTGCAATGTTCTTCTCCCGTCCGTTCCCCGATACCTCTTTCGACTCGAATTTCATACAAGCCTTTCTATACTCGTCGGCAAAAATACTAAAAAATCAACAAATCGCAATAGAAATTGCTATTTTTTTAATATTTTTGCAGAAATTAGTTCATTTTTGTATCGTGGTGTTTTCTAATGACATACCCGATTTATCTTACGCATCGGTTCAACAACTTCGCGAGAAGGATAAGGACGTAATCAATCCTCACCGAATTATCGCGCAGGCGGGCGCACAGGAGAGAATGCTTTCACAGTACGCCGACATTATAATCGGTGGTGGATCGAGAGGCGGATCCAAGAGCTTTTCCCTCGTTATGGAGGGGCTTAAGGACGTGTCTTACCCGGCCTTTTCCGGGCTGATAGTCCGTAACGAGAGAGACGACCTTACCCAGATCATCGACTACTCAACGATGATGTACTCGCAGTACGGAAACTTCAACCGTTCCCGCGACGACCGAACCTGGAACTTCACCGCCGGAGGGAAACTGCGCTTCTCCTACTTCGGAGACAACATGGATGATTTCAAGAAGCGTTTCCAGGGAAAGCAGTTCAACTATATCGGGATAGACGAAATCACACACATACCCTACGAGAAGTTCAAGTACCTCGTGACCTGTAACCGTAACGGCGCCGGGCTGCACAACCGTATCTGGGGCACGTGTAACCCGGACCCCGACTCCTGGGTGCGCAAATTCATCGACTGGTGGATAGGCCCAGACGGCTTCCCTATCCCTGAAAGGAACTGTAAACTTCGCTATTGCTTTATGGATGGGGATTCGCCGGACACTATCTTCTGGGGAGATACCCCGGACGAAGTGTACGAGCAGTGCAAGGACATTATAGACCCTCTCTGGAACGAAGGGTACGCCAAACTCGGTTACGACAAGAAGCGTATGTTCGTAAAGTCCGTAACCTTCGTCCGGGCCGGACTGGAGGAGAATATCAAGCTGATGCTCTCCGACCCTAACTACCTTGCTAACCTTGCCCAGCAATCCGACGAACAGCGCTCCCGTGACCTTGAGGGTAACTGGAACTTCAAATCTTCCGGGGAGGACCTTATCAAGCTCCTGGATATGGAGCGTTTCTTCGAGAACCCGAAGGTCCCAGAGGGCATCCGCTACGCATCCTGCGACATTGCCTTCGAGGGCGGCGACTCGCTCGTTATGTGGCTGTGGGAGGGCCTGCATATCAAGGACCTCTACGTGTGCCGTAACGACTCGAAAACCACCCTTAACAGCGTCAAGGCAAAACTCCTTGAGTGGGGCGTCCTGGAGGAGCACTTCACCTACGACCTTAACGGACTCGGGCAGGCGTTCAGAGGCTTCTTCCCCCACGCAAAGCCGTTCAACAATATGGGAGGCGTAGACCCCAAGTACAAGGGTATGTACAAGGACCTCAAGAGCCAGTGCGCATACATCTTCTACCACAAGCTCGTAGACGGGGAACTGAGTATCGAACCCAGGCTCCTATCGATGCGCTTCTCCGGGAAGAAGTACAGCAACACCCCGCTCCGCCAGATACTCCTCAAGGAACGGAAGGCAATCCGCACTGAATACGACTCGGCTGACAAGGGCTTCTCGCTCATTAAGAAGAAGGCTATGATAGCCCTCGTCGGCCACTCCCCCGACTACATTGAAGCGCTCCTGATGCGAATGATATTCGAAATCGGCAAAGGGGCGCACAGCAAGCCGAGAGGCATCCCTAACTACCGCAAAGCAACTTCAATCAGATTCCTGTAATGAGAAACTTACTTTCCAAAAAGCCCTGGTTCGTCGTGCTCCCAGCACTCCCGGGCACCCCACTCAAGACCGAGGAAAGGGTGCAGGCCGACTTCATCCGCCAGTTCCATCCCTCCTCGCACAAAATCCAAGACCCGATGTTTTACCCCGACATTTGGCGCGAGATAGAAGAACCTATCCTCGACGCCAACGGGAACGAAACCGGACGTACCATAACAAAGACCTATGTGGAGAAGGTGCCCAGGTTCTCCTTCGCCTATCAGCAGGTCATTACCCTCAAGCATCTCGTTCACCTGTGCGGAAACGACATTCAGTTCGACCTTAACACCAGCGAGATCTCCAAGGAAACCGAGCAGAATGTGAGGGCCTTCCGCGACGGCTGGCACAAAAAGGATATGGAACACGCCTTCTACGAGTTCGCAAAGAGCGTCAAGGTGACAGCGGACGCCGCCTTCGTGGCCTATCTTGAGAACGGAAAGTTCGGGTGGCGCGTTATGTCCTACTACAACGACGACACGCTCTACCCGCACTACGGGAAAGACGGTAAGCTCGTCGTGTTCGCAAGGTCCTACAATGACTATTCCGCAGACGGAACGGTCGTGTCGAGGATGGAGGTGTGGGACAAGACCTACTTCTACCGCCTCCACAAATCCACCAACGCCAAGGAGAACCCCGTGACCCTCACATTCGGTACGGGCGCCGACACCTATTCGCTGGACGGGTATGTGTTCGATAACCCCCAGATGGGTGCCGTCGCTCACGGCTTCAACCGTGTTCCGGTGGTTTACCTCCGGGATGACAACGGACCGTGCTGGAACGCCTCGCAGGGATCCATCGACGAGTATGAAATCGCATTCTCCCAGATGGCCCACAACAACAAGGCGTTCGGAGAACCCATCCTCTACCTCAAGGGTGACAACGTGGATGCCAACCACGACCTTAACGGCACCATCAAGACTATCACGATGGGCCAGGACGACAACGCGGGGTATCTCGCCGGGCAGTCCGCCAGCGAATCGTTTATGAAGGAACTGAGCGACCTGCACGACCGTATCTTCGAACAGTCTTTCATCGTCACCCCTCCCGAACTCAAGAGCGGAGACCTCCCCGCCGCCGCGCTGAAAATCCTCTACTCGCCAGCGGTCGAGAAGGGAATGAATGACGCTGAGTTCTTCACTCCGGCACTCAACGACATTATGTACCTGTTCGCATACGGGTACGGCGTTGAGATGCAGAAATCCCTGGATTTCGTGAACCTCCCGCTGAGGCCCTGGATAAAGACCTATATCCACCAGAACGAAAGCGCCATCATCGCAGACCTCGCCACCGGCGTGCAGAACGGATTCATCTCCAAGCGCACGGCATCCGAGCGGGCGTCCTTCTACACCGTCGCAACGGAACGCGACCGGCTTACCGAGGAGGCAAAGGAAGCCGAGAAAGCAGATATTCTCGCAGAGTTCGAAAGGCAGCGATTCGCTAACACCCAGCAGTAATGCCGACAGAGCAGGAAATAGCCCGCGCAAAGGAATACCTTGTGCTAAGGCTCAGGGCCGAGAGACTGGCCGTATCTGAGATGGATGCGGCCCTGGTCTCCGCCGCCAGGAGGATAGTGGCCATCTCCAGAAGGTTCAATATCCCTCCAGAGTCTTTCCGCTTCTCCGCCGACCCGGAGTTGCAGGCACAGGTTCGCTCCGTCCTCGCCCTTCTTCGCGAAGCACTCTACGACAGGGTTGAAAAGCTCGACACCTTCCAGGACGAGAAGGAGGAGGAAGGGGTGTTCGTCGCCCCTGCGCTCACCGAGACCATCAAGGACAAGACCTTTAAGCAGAGACTCGCTGAATACACCTCGCGCTGGGGATATGAGCTTGAGGCCGCCATAGCCGGTGCCGCCCTTTCTGGGATCCGGGACGAAGGAAAGATAGTTGACGGAATCCGCGACTACCTTGAGCACCCCTACGACAACCCGTGGATAAAGGACAATATGGGAAAGGGAGACGCCGTGCGCCTTGAGAATATCCAGCACTACGGGATTGGTAAACCCATTGCCTCCAGGACGGCACTCGGCGTCCTTCTTACAACCGTCGTCGCAAAGGGTTGGATGCAGAACTGGAGAATGGAGAACGAGGGAAAGCGCGGCTACTACGTCTATCGCGGCTCATCGTACCCCTGCGAGATTTGCGACGCCCAGGTTGGATTCCTTCACGCGATGGATGATTACGAGGGGATGCCGCCATATCACCCTTCGTGTAAATGTTGGGTGGTTTATACCAATAATCCATAAAACTATGATTGAATACTCAGCAAAACGAAAGGGCCGCGCCCGTGACGAGAAGGTAGACATTAAGCAGATGGCCGTCGCCGAACTTATGGCATGGGGATGGGACACCAGGGACGCAATGCTCGTGGTGGGCCTCCTCGACGAGAATATGGATAGGGACGCGGCACTACGCGCAACCATCACGTACTCCTCCAGCGAAGCCCTCACGAAACTCGCGAAGAAGCGCCAGTCCCAGCTTCGCAACGGCGCCGTCCTCGACGAGTACCAGAAACTCCACCCGACCCCGGGAACCCCGTCCGCCAACCGAGGAGCAAAGAAAGCCGAAGTCACCGAGGACAGCCGTAAGGGCTGGGAGAAAAGCACCGCCCCCGTCTCCGACGAAGAAATCCTCTCGAAGATGTGGGACACCATCACCAAGCTCGAACCCAACGACCCAAAGAGGGTGGATCTCCTCGACAAGTACGACAAGCTCAAGAGAAGGCAGAACATCGGGGACGACGACAACACCATCCACTTCTACCTCCCGCGTCCCGAGTGCGACACCTGCCCCTTCCGGGGCAACCAGATTATCACACAGCCCGAGAAAGTCGAGCCTGTGCTTGCAGAGGAGGCGAGGATGGAAGCAGAGAGACAGCGGTCACTTGAGGAGGCAAGGCTGAAAGAGGAGGAAGAAAGGCTCGAAAAGGAAAGGGCGAACTCCGTCGATGCACGCGCCCCGAAGGATTGGGAAATGGATGATGGCACAGGCCACTACGTCCCGAAGCCCGGCTACTCCATCTACGGGAAGAAGATAGGAAGGCCGCCGAAAAGACGCCGTAAGAAGGCTGAACCTAAAGAACAAGTTTAACTCAAAACAAATAATGCATTATGAAACAGTTAGTTAACTTTATCCCAGGCACCGTGCAGGAGTGTAAGGTGCTCCTTAAGGCCATCTCCGAAGCCGGAGACGAGGGCCTTGTCCTCCCGGACCGCTATGGGAAGGCCGAAAACCTCAGCAAGGAGGAATCCAAAGAACTCGCCTCCCTCGTTATCTCCCAGATTGGGGAGCATAACGCCAGTGAGTGCAAGGAACCCGATGGGCACAGCATCGAAACCGACCGCGGCATCCTGTTCTGGCTCGGGAATGACGAGTCCGTCAAAAAGGGCATAGAAGTGTTCGTAGACGACGAATCCTCCGAGGGCCTTATTGCAGCCCCGGATGGAGAGTACACCACCGAAAAAGGCACCATTATAGCCGTTCTCGAAGGAGTCGTGGTCTCCGTCACCGCCACAAAGAAATCCTCCAACAAGAAAAGCACGAAGTAATGAAAGTAAGCAGAAAAGGAACGGTTAAG